TGCTGACAGTAAGCATGTCACAAATCGCGCTACCAGTTCTCTAGATCGCCTCAACAACAAGATAGATCAGTTTGCTACCAAACAAGAACTTGAAGCTACCGTTGAAAACATTGATGGAATCCGTACCCTTATGGAAGTTGGGTTATCTGACGTCATGTCAGAAGAAGGGCGTGAGCATCTCGCTCAACAGCGCCAAACCCAAAGCTATAACAGTATGCTTTCTCAAGCTAAAGACGAGATGCGACAAGAATTGAATGGAGCCTCACCAAACACTGTGGCTGGTCAAGTCACTGATGCTCAATTAGATGAGGGCAAGAGAAGGGCTGAAGAAGCCTCCAATCGTGTCTATGGTTACGCTGAAGCAAAAGGTATCTCTGCTGAAGAGGTGTCGAAGCTCCCTATTTGGGACGCTCCGAATCAAACTTTAGAGGAAGCGGTACAAAACGCTAAGGAGTATATAGACAATATGGCAGGCGGAAATAACCCCGATCAAATTGCCCAAAGAAAGCAAGCTGCTGGTGCTGCACCTGCGCGAGCTTCGTCTAGTTCACAAGTGCTGACCATTGACAAAATGAAAAACATGTCACCACAAGAACTAATGAAGATTCCGAAAGAGATCAGAAACAAAGCTCTCCGTGGTGGCTAATAATTAGCTAGGAGACGTCATGTCTGTAGACAGATTTGTGCCCAGCCTTTGGGCCGCAACTTTGCTCGAAAATTTGAATGACGCCCATGTTGCAGTTAACTTGTGTAATCGCAACTATGAGGGCGATATCTCCCAATCTGGAGATACTGTTCGTATCACGTCAATTGGCCGTGTAACTATCGACAATTACGTGAAGAACAGCACGTCTATCTCACCTGAGACTCTCGATGATTCTCAACAGGTGCTTACGATAGACCAAGCGAAATACTTTGCTTTCCAAGTGGATGACGTAGATGCTAGGCAGGTGCGTGATGATGGTGCGTTGATGGACGTTGCCATGCGCGATGCTGCTTGGGGTCTAGGTGATGCTGCTGACACTTCGGTGTTGTCAGCTATGCAATCACAAGGAGCTACAGGTAACGCTTTGGGTGCATTAACCATTGGTACAGGTAACGTAGATGCCTATGAGAACATTGTGGATTTGGCTGTAAAGCTCGATGAAAACAATGTTCCAAGGCAAGGCCGTTGGTGTATTATTCCACCTTGGTACCACGGATGGCTACAAAAGAACGCCAACTTTGTAAGCTATGGTACTCAGGCAAACCGTGAGGACCTCGAAAACGGAATCATCGGTGCTGCTGCTGGTATGAGAATTGTTGTTTCTAACAACCTTCCTTCTGCTAGTACAGGACGAAATTACGTTATTGCTGGTCACGAAATGGGTGTTACATACGCTGAACAGATCAATTCTGTTGAGGCGTACCGCCAAGAGTCAGCGTTCTCGGACGCTGTAAAGGGCTTGCACCTATACGGTTATAAAATTACGCGACCATACGTGTTGGCTAACGCCGACTGTGTTTCAGCGTAGGAAAGGGGATTAGAGAAATGGCAGTTACAGCAGTAACACTCACAGAACTAACCCTAAACACAGCAAGTGCTGACTTGCCAATCGCCAGTTGGACTGCAATAGCCACTGGCGCTGACGGATTCTCATTGGATGTGTCTGGTGTTGGTTCACCAGTGGTCCTCGGATTCTCCGACGGTGGAGGCGCTGCGGACAACGTAACGATCACGGCTGGTGATAGACCACCAGCGCAGCTACAGGGGCAGGGCAACCTGACCATCACTATGGCTGCGAACGACGTGAAGTACGTTGTTCTTGAGTCTGGACGGTTTGAACAGAACGATTCCACTATTAAAGGAACCGCTGCTGCAAACGCGACCAAGATGATTGCGTTCTTGCTACCAGTTAACTGGGGCTAGTAAGGTACAATTACAAAGAATGGGTGGGGTCCCTAGATACCCATCGCAGCTCCCCACCCTTCTTTGCATTTAAGGAGACATCATGGCTGAGCGTCAGGCACTTCGCTACCAAATTCTCGACAGCTCGGGAGTCCCGATTGCTGGCGTGAGCATACAGGTAGCGCAGTTAGATACGACTACTAACATTACCCAGACCATGTATGCAGGGCTGACGGGCGCTACAACAATAGCCAACCCTCTTACTACAGACGCATCAGGGTGGGTACAGGCGTACTTTAACGGCACGGATGCGGTCGCACTGAAGCGTGTGACAATGATTCCGACCCTTGCTGGATACACATTTACCACTCGGAACGTACAACTCGGTTCCGATTACGGCGTATTAGACGATGGCGTAGCACCAATTAAGGCTACAACGGTCGATGCTGACGATAGATTCAACTTAGCGAGGAGTACTGGGGGCGATCCAGCATCACTGCAAATAGGCGATATGTGGTACAACACCACGACGAACGCCCTTCAGTGGGAGTCGAATACAGGCACACAGACAGTCGGTTCTGCTACAGGAGACATTACGGGCGTAACGGCTGGTGACGGTTTAACTGGAGGTGGAGCATCAGGTGATGTCACGCTCAACGTCGGTGCTGGAAACGCAATAAACGTAGACGCAAACGACGTAGATGTCAGCGTCAACGCCGCTTCATCAGCAGTTACTACTCTGGCAGAAGGCGACAAATTCCTCATCGCAGATGTCGATGATTCTAACGTAACTAAGAGCGCGACAGTGTCTCAGATCGCAGCCACAATGTTGGACGCTGGTAACAACAAGGTGTTCTATGCCAATAGTTCGGGAGCTATTACGGAACTCCCGTTAGGGGCAGCAAACGAGGTTTTGACCTCTCAGGGTGCGACATCGGCTCCAAATTTCGCTGCTATTCCTTCTGGCGGCTCCATCGCTATGACTTCTTCAGGGTCGATTACCGCAGGAAATATGGTAGTGGAAAATACGGACGGAACCGTCAGCACTGTTACCAACACTCTGCAAGAGTGGGCCATCACTTCGACCGCTTCACTATCGGGCTACGCATACGGCATGAACCACAAAGCGGTCTATGATGATGCCAACAACGTTACTTGTTATGCCTACAGAAACAGCAACGACTCAAACAACACATGGGTTGCTTTCGTTAGTGAGTCGGGCGGGACAGTCACAGTCTCAAACCAGCAAAAGATTCTGGATGCTACTAACCCGCTTGGGTCGGGGCACTCTTACACACTTTGCGAACTTGGATACGATGACCACAATGATGTCTATCTAGCGATGTTCAGAAATGCAAATAATTCGTACATGTATGGAATGGCCTTTACCTATGATGGGTCGAGTGTGACGCTCGGTTCACTCACGGTGGTAGAAAGTACTTACAACAACAATACCGATGACTATGTGGGCATGTGTTGGGATACGACAAATAACGTGTTCCACCTGACGATGAACACATATGATGCTACGTACAGATATACTATCCAACCCATTAGTGTCTCTAGCTCAAGAGTGATTACCGCTACATCATCAACGGCTATTGCTAGTTCATCAGCCATTACAAATGCTTACTTCCCGATTTGTGTTTGGGATTCTACGAATGAAAAAGTATTCTGCGGATTCCAACCAGCGAACGCATCCGAGCATTACGACTATTACCCCGTGGCCTTCAACGGAAGTTCTTACACGGTCGGCTCGCTTACGGCGATTGGCGACGAGCTTGCCTACAATATACAGGCCGCATTTGACCCTAACTCAGGGCAAGTCTTGGTTGCTTGGTCGTCTGGTTCCACTGGCGACACGTTTATGAACGTTGTGGATATGTCTGATGACTCGATAGGCACAGAGGTTGATATCTCCGCAACGTATAACGGAGCGTCGCCAGACTACAACTGGAACGCTTCGGGTGACCGTTGGCTCTCATATAGGAATCAGTCTCTCTATTTCACTGATTCGTCAGGCGGTTTCGTCATGCGCGGCGGCGGTACATACGGGTCTTATGTAATGTCGGGAACTCTCGCGGCCAGTAAATCAATTACGACGGCTGAGACGATTCTCTATAGTACGACACTATCGACCACCAGTACTTATCAAGGCCAAGCCAACGCATGGGATGCGTCAAGTAACAAACTAATCACGATGATAAACACAGCAAGCGCGGGGACCGTTGGGGCAGTAACAGTGGCGGGCGGTGCGACTAACGTGATGAAGTGGCTGGGGTTCGCTGAGTCAACCGTGGGCACGGGTGTATCTGTAGATGTCACTATTCTGGGCGGCATTAATGAAAGCCAATCGAGTTTGACTGTCGGTTCTACCTATTACTTGGACGCGGGCGGAGCACTCACAGCTACAGCACCCACGGCGACAGTCGGTAATCAATGGAAAAAAGTCGGGAAAGCCATCACAGCGACAAATCTGCTTGTGTCTGGCGTGGGTGATACGACAAAATTGTGGACCGATTGATGGCAGTTAGGAGCCAAACAACATGAAATTAGTTGTTAAAGAGAATGGGCTTATAGCGTTCATATTCAAGGACACCGATACGGTCGCCATTGACCAATTCAAATTATCAGTGACAGAGACAGACAAAGATGGTACTTCTCAGAGTTGGGAATCACCCAATCATAATAATTCGATGCACTCAATCATCGAGGATGTGACTGCTGAAATGTACCAACTTGCGACGCAAGGCGACCCGAATTACTACATCATGCAGACGTATGAAGCGAATCTGAAACGACGATAGGAGCCTGACATGGTAATGGGTCCAGTAGGTATAGGATTCCCGACTAGCACCAGTGGAGTCACTACGATTTCAGGGTGTGACCTTCTTGTGGGGTTGAGTAAGTTCATTAACGATTATTGGGCCGACACAACCACAAGCGCTGGCGCTGCTGACTACAGTAGCCTTGTGGATACGTCTCTGTCTCGCTTTGGTGACGACCAGATCGTCGATTTCTATGTGCGTATTACTGGTACAGGCAATCTTCAGTATCAGGTGAGGCGCATTACGCAGTTTGTTTCAGCCACGGGAACGGTGATTGTTGACCCACCCTTCAGTGAGCAAGTCCCTACGAGCCTTGATTATCAGATTCACAGGTACGATCCAAGTCTTAAGTTTGAATGCTTAGATGAAGCTCGCTTACGGGATGACGTATTTGAACACGCATTCAGGCTTATTTACGATGACACGACTACCTCAGATGGGTTGTCTGACAGCTATGACATTAATCCAGATGTCCGTTCGGGCCCGATGTACGTGTTCGTAGAAGATCCCCAATCAGTAGATGCAGATTGGAACGTCCTGTCCAACCCTGTGGGTGATTCAGTAACTAACTGGACTGCAACGAACACCACAGCCACAATTGTGAACGAATCCAACAAGGATAGACTGATTCCGAAATACGACACAAGCTGTATGAAGCTTGCTACGGCTGCATCCACAACTGGCACCCTGTCACAGACGGTTGGCAGCATGTCCATAACGGCCTCAGAAGCCGCCGGAAGGCGTATGACCTTCGGAATGTGGGTGTACACCCGTGACACGTCCGGAGTCAAAATTCAGCTCACTGACGATGATGGTGATACTCCGTCCTCTTTGCATGGTGGTACTGGCTGGGAGCTGCTCACGGTAGAGAAGAACATTGACCCAACCAATGCCGCCACCCTTACAGCAACACTGATAGTGGCAGGAGGAACAACAGGTGCAACAGCGTTCTTCAATCGTGCGTGGCTGTATTACGGGGAGTCAAATCTTATACAGGACATCTACCCGTGGAAAGATGCGCTTCTCCTTCGGCGAGACGCAACTACCCAGAGGGTTAGATTGGCATGGGTTCCTGTTGCTGGCCGACAGATCAGGATGGTGGGTAGACAATACCTCTCTGAATTAGGGTCTGTGGCTAGTACCCAATGTACTAATACAATGGAATTGGATGAAGGTAGCGCGCAGATTCTTTATGGCGCAGCGGCAGAAATATTATACGAACGTGAAGGACTAACAACAGAGGAGTTTGAGGCTATAGCAAGGCGAATCCAGCTTATAGATAGAAAGAAGGATGCGACTAAGGCGTGGGGCTATGTGATTCCACAGCTTCCCACTATCCGTAGTCCTTATCAGTAATGGCTCTTATCAGTACAGGCTCCCGCGTAGATACCCCTTACGATGTGTACCTTGAGGTAGACAACCAAAAGATTGGGTTCATGCTCAGTGAAATTGAGGGCATACAAGGGTATCGTGCATCCCTAGCTGACCAAGTAACTCCGCAATTTAACACTGCATCATACGACTACGCTTCTGTACCCATTGAAGTGGAGATCCCTGTGGCCTACGAGAATTGGCAGGGTGGTTGTGGCTTTACGTCTGTGGAGTATGAGGAAGCAGGATCACTGAACAAGTATTCTTTTACCCGTGGAGTGGACGCAAGCTACGCAAACCGACTGTATGCAGGGCCATACCATTTTCAAAATTACAGCGACTTCGTAACAGCGGGGGCGTACGCGAGTGAAAACTTTTTTTGGTCGGGTGACGCAGCTACGCCAAGTGTGAAGTTTTTATATTCTCCCTCGACATCAGCTATCTGGGTCATTGGCGGTCGTTACTTATATAAGCACATATCAGATACTAAATGGCAATTGGTATGGGATTTGGGTGCCGGTTATTACTTCAGTGACATTATAGATTTCAACGATACCCTGTTCTTTGCTATAGCAAATACCAGCAACAAAGCTGCAATTAAGTATTATTACTCAACTGATGGCATGGCAACGGCAGCAACTCAGTCAAATAAGAGCAATACAGAGGTTCTGTTTTTTGCAATTCGTGGGGAAACGTCAGGGAATGCTGTCCTCTGGTCATGTGATGGGAATGGGCATTTGCGTACAAACGTAGATGGCACCAATTCAGGTGGTGCATGGTCAGGCGCTATCGCTATGGGGAGCACCACAAACGATTGGGTGACTGGCCTTGATGTCGTAGCCAGCTATGTATATGTATTCAAGGCAAACTCTATCTGGCGTACTGATGGTACGGATTCCGTGAATGTGTGGCAATCTCAAGGTGACAACGAAGTCTGGAGCGCCAATGCTGGTAACGGATCGCGTCCATATGTATGGATAGATGGGAATTGTTACGTCCAATACGGACGCAGGGTTCTTCAGATTGATGCAAATAACAACACTATGACGATTGTGTGGCCTCCTAGTGCAGCTCAGGTAGGGGCTGAGGAGCTAGATGGGCGCATTACAGGTATCAGTGGCGACTCTGACTGGTTGTATTTCTCCCTAGTAAACAACATCGGAGTCTCTTATATTATGAAAGGGAAGCCTCTTACTACTAACTGGCACACCCTCACATTCACGGAAACCCCTGCGATCAAGGGTATATACGTAGCTGGCAGTAGTATTTTAGGCTCTACGAATCCGTGGATTTTGTATGGAACCGATGCAACAGGAACCGATGCTCCTGATTATGGGACATTGCGAGGTGTAGTATTACCTAAAACTGGAATGCTCCCCGATACAGATCCCGATTATAAGTTCGCTCAGTCCACAGAAAACCAGTACATCGTAGGTCCGTGGATGGATGTAGGGCAGGCAGCGTCCCCTAAGTTGCTTAATGGTGCGCGTGTGTTGAGTCGAAATGCGAACGAGTCATCTCCTACAAGCATTAGTTACGTGAAGGATTCTGGCAATTACCAAGATACATTCCTTCAGAACGTACAGACGGGTGACATTACAGGGACCCTTATTGGTACAGCTACGGATGATGACGCAAGCTTTAACATCAATACTGAGGTGAGGTTTAATAAGATACGCTACATCTTAAAGATGGCTCGTCCTATAGGCGGCTCGAATGTTGCGTCAGTTGAGTCAGTGGTGTTGGATACAACTATTGCCCCACCACGGAGGCGTATGTTTGAGATGGATTTTCTTATAGCTGACGATTTGCCTATGAAGGGTGGGGGTAAGTCTCGGTATGGAGCGAAGCTGTCCGAACAATTCTTGTTCAATGCTGCCAATAGACTCATTACGCTAACAGATATATTCAATCGCACGTATTCGGTAAAGATGATTAACCTTCGCTCGTCAGGGGTAATTCCCCAAGACGGTAGGGATACACAGGTTTACACTGTATCGTTTGCCGAAATAAACCAGCTAACTGACATCGGTGACAATTTGATTTATGATGTAAGTGCATGGAACACAGGAAAGGTGTACAGCTAAAGTGGCCTTAACAAATGTGACTGCTGGCGATACCGCCAACGCAAGCGACCTTAACCAATACAAAGAAGCGTTGGAGGGTACTCGTGATTTTGCCCCAACCATTGCTGCATCTGCTGGAGCTGACATAACATTCAAGTTGTCTGATGCTGCTGGTAGTAGAAAGATGATTGTTGAGAACTCGTCAGGTACAGACAGTCTTGTCATTAGCTCTAACGGCACCGTAACTCCTACCCAATTAGTAATAACTGGTAGCTCATCTCCTTCTAATACAAATGCAGGGTACGTCCAATACAACAACACCAAGAACGTACTCGTGTACGGGAACGGCACACAGATTGTCGAAGTGGCTGATGGTGCAAGCACTAACCTAGCATTACTTAGTGCCGAGCAAACAATTAATAACACCACAACACTGACTACGCTGGCGGATTTCACTACTGCGCTCGTAGCAAATGGAACGTATGTCGCTGAGTTTGTACTGATCTACCTATCGGGTACAACACCAGATGTGAAGTTCAAGTGGGACATCTCAGGGGTATCGGGCTGCACGATTGAGTGGGGGCAAACTGGTGCATCAGCCATTAACGCAGCCGCCCCGTCAGGTGGTGGAGCGATCACGACCTACAACTCGATGCACGACCAGACTCAGACAATGGCTTTGGCAGGTCAAGGTACGGCGGCAGACAACAAGGTTGTAGTCCCGATATTCGCAACGATTCACAACAGCTCAACCGCAGGGGATCTCCGCTTCCAATGGGCGCAGAACACTGCCGACGGTAGCAACACCTCTCTTTTAGTAGGAAGTTACATGAAGATCACAAGGAACGCATAATGGACGAGAAGAAGCCCCCATTCTTTAAGAGGTTATTTACCCTTAAGGATGTTCATTTACCTCCAATACGACTACGTTTTCCGAACTGGAAAACGCCAGAGATTAACCTGCGTATGCCAAGCATCAATGGGTGGCAGCCACCCAACTTACGCATTGCATCTATAAAGGGGCTACACATCACAGGCGGCGTGTGGAAGGTTGGTACTTGGGGAATTGCGGTAGGACTTTTAGTAACGGGCTTTGCTATTGGTACCTCAGTCGTGTTTACGCGCGCGGCACCGCATTTCCCTGAGCCAGCCCAATACTACGTGGCTGCTGTAGAGCCAGACAGGACCCTCAAGGTGGGTAAGGACTGGGAATTTGAGGACACAACACCTTCTGATGTACGTGAAACACAGGTAAATACCCTGCAACTCAACATGAGTGGGGCTAGAGCAGCGGACATTACGATGTCTGACTTGGAGATTGGTAAGGCGGATCTCGGTCAGGTTGCTGCCATTCAGGTGGTTGGTAGTCTGGCAAACAACAGTGCGTTCTACCTCGAATGTGATGAGATCATCATTCAGAACGTAGAAGCTAAGACTTTGAACCTAGCGAACTCAGAGATTTACACGCTCAACATTCTCAATAACGTGTCAGATGGTATATCTATAGGGCCCACGCTGAACTCAGCGGTGCTTGACATCACTGTTACCAGTACCCGTGGCTCTGTAAAGGTCCCTGCTGTGACCACTGGTTCATTCGACAAGATAATCATTGACACACAAACTGCGTCATCTCAATGTAAAACATTAACCATCTCGAACGTATCAGCCTTTGGTTCTGGTATAGATCTCGATCACATAAAGGCGGGGACCCTGACCATTAGTGGAAGCAAGATAGGGAGTGGGTCAGGTATTAACTCACCAGACTTTGTTATAGCAAACACGACAAAGATTCAGGTGTTGAACGCTACAGGGAATACGGAAGCACCCGTATCTGTTAAGTAACCATGAAGCGCATACTTGCAGCGGGCCTAGCGTTAGGCATTGTCATGTTGCTCCCTGCAACCATACCTGAAGTGGTCCATGTATCCTATGCAGTGCCTCCTCCACCTGTTATACAAGTCCACCAGCCCCTCGTAATGGCCCCTGTAACGCCTCTGAGCGAGGGTATAGGCGCTAGAACGATGAAAGACATTAGTTTATCCACTGACCATGCGTCACGGGACGTAGAGTTCTTGTCTTATTGGGACCTGATGTTTGTGTTAGCTGAAACAAGTTGGCGCCCGTACATAACATCCAACACATTCTATGCGGAGGAGCTAGGGATGTTCTTCCATGACGATTACTACAGGGACAAGCTGTATGCCCTGATGATGTGTGAAAGCTCGGGCAGAGTGGATGCTATAGGTGACGTGGGTTTAGGTAGGGGTATTTCGGCAGGGTTATTCCAGATAAATACAGGGTACTGGCCTGAGCTAGCGCAGAAATATAACTTCTTCATACCTGAAGAGAACGCTCAGGCAGCGTATGAGATATGGATGATACAGGGATGGGAGGCTTGGAGCTGTCATGGCAGATGAAGAACCGAAGCGTAACGGCACTACCATCACAGGTGTACAGCTATTGGTGGGTATCATCTTTGTTCCTGTCGTGATGGTTTGGTTAGCTCTAGGAGCAAGAATCATTTGGTCTGCTACAGGAAACCCAGAAACTCTTGATTCAATTGAGGGCTTGCTCACAGCTCTCGCGGTCCTTTCGCTACCTGTATCTGCTGGATTGGGGAAATTGTTTGAGGCGTTCAGTTCTGAGATTGAGGTAAGAAAGCGAGATGAATAATGTATGAGTATAAAGTGACCCTAGACAGGGTCGTTGACGGCGACACCATAGATGTAAACGTGGACTTGGGCTTTGAAATTTGGGTCGCAAAGCAAAGAGTCAGGCTATACGGTCTTGATACATGGGAGAGCAGGACAAGAAACTTGGAAATAAAGAAGAAGGGCCTAGCAGCAAAGGCATTTACGAAACAGATGGTCGAGGAGGCCGAGGAGATTGTTCTGGTTAGCTTTGGTAAGGGTAAGTACGGACGGATCTTGGGAGAAATTCGGTGCGACGGAGTGAACCTCAACGAAGCCCTTATAGAGAATGGTCACGCTGTCGTGTATGACGGTGGGACTAAGACGTTAAAGAGCTAAGGGAATGTTACTTGGTAGTGGATGTACTACTGACAGTCATAGCCCTTATGCTTATCGGGGGTTGGATATGGGAGGATTTTTATGGGAAGGTTAAAGTTCAAGGGAGAATTAGACGGGCTGACGTACACAGGAAGCCCCGTCTCAGGGACTATATCAAGTTTCTATGGCGTTGTGCGTCAAAAATTATCGGGCGGTAAGGGTCATTCGGGCCTAGATCTGGCAGCTCCAGAAGGAACACCTATTACTGCACCAATGGAAGGGATTGTTAAAGATGTTTTTACCGTGGACGACGAAGGCTGGAGGGCTGGGTTCGCTAAAGTTTTTGGGAACTGCGTCATTCTTCGTCATAGCGACAGCGACGATAGTGTTCTTGGTTACACTTTGTTTGCTCACATGGTTGCCAGCCCAAGCGTCTCGCGCAATCAACCCGTAAACCAAGGTGACTTGCTTGGTCACGTCGGTAACACGGGTCAAAGCACTGGACCTCACTTACATTGGGGTGTGACCGTGGCTGATAACCCGTACCTACAGAGGGCCAAGGGGTTGAATGATCCACTGAACTTCCTAGATAATAGTGAAGATAGTTCAGAGGAAGATACCACTGATGAGGAGCAGCTCAAAGCAAACGACTTAATTGATGCTGGTCAGAGTATCTTGAATAATCTGATTGATACCTTGCAAGGCAAGGTGGATGATATGGAGGATGACAGATGAATCTACCTGAAGAATACCGTGATATCGCTGAAAGGGCGATCAGCACTGGAGTGCAGGCTGCGATTGGGGTGACTGCTGGTATGTCACTAGCGAACGTGGACATGGATGCCATGGCGCTGGTAGCCACAGTGTTTATTAGTTCTGCTGCCAGTGTTATCAAGTCAGGCGTAGCTCAGAAGCTCGTCGGTGATGACAGTGCTAGTCTAGTAACATTAAAGCGCGACCCAAAGACAGGGCGCTTTATGAAGAGGGAGAAAAAATAATGGCTTCAATCGAAAAGAACGGTAAGAAGGCTAGCGCGGTAGGTGTCCCTGCTGTGTACGACGCACCTAAGCCAAAGAAGGCTGCCAAGTCTAAGAAGTAATCGCTTCCCACTCATTCCAGTGTGTAGCCATCGACTCTACTAAGGACCCAAACTCCGCAGGGGTTAGGTTTTCTTGAGCTGCGATAAGTGGTTCGATGTCCTTAGCAGGTACTGTAAAGATTGGCTTTATTAACCAGTCTACGTCTTGGTAGGCGGGCCATACCTCGTATTCTTTTCTCCCAAAGATTCGAGCCAGTACTTCATGCGGCTCCGTGAGCCTTGCAAATACGTATGCCTCTTGGCCGATAGTCTCGTCCCAATCTTCTGCCTTGGCCTCGACTTCATAACGTCCCCTGTAGAAGTTAGCTATCAGCAGTCGGGATGACCATGCCAAGGATTCAGGTACATAACCTCCACGGAATGTCCATTGCGAAACTTTCGGCGGTGTCCCTGCTCCTCCTTCCAAGACGTCATCTATGTAACCGATATGCTCGACCAACTTATAGTACGCATCCTCTTCACTCTTCGATATGGGATCGAAGTCTCGCCCCATCCATATCTCAAGAGCTTCCTTCCCTGCCTCCAGTAATTTGGTATCCATTACAACTCTCCCTAACTGTGCTACCGACACAGTGTAGCATGTTCAGCAAGCGTTGTCAAGCCCCCCGATATGTTCACATTTATTCAGCATAAAGTAAGGTGTTGTATTGGTTCGCTGAGGACAGGTACGAGTTGCCTAGTCGATGATGACTTGGTTGGCGCAGCCTTGCCTAGGGCGGGGTAGGGAAGTCGATGTGCTTAGTTGAGTGACGTCGGGTAGCGGTTTGTCGAGTTGGTTGGTCGCGGCAGGAGTAGCTCTGCGCAGTCGAGTTATGGAGTGTCGCTGCGTAGTGAGTGGCGAGGTGTCGGATGGTCGGTGCGGCGCGAATGGGAAAGAGAAGGCTGGGAAAGAGAAGGCTCGTCGCTACGCAACGGGAGGCTTGGGGTAGGCTAGTACCGGAAAGTCGCAAGACGAGTGACGGTGGGGTGCGTGATGGTTTGTCTAGTCGAAGAGGTGATGAGTCGGACAGGAATGTGTTGTCATAGTGAGGGGAGTGGATGGGGGTAATTCAATCCACTCCCCTCTTGCTTAAACCGCAGTGTCAGCTAATAAGGCCTCCTCTACGGACTTAGCAACGCTCCCTGTGTCAGGTAAGTCACTGACCTTAACTGGCTCCCATTCGATAACCTCGAATCGGCCATGTCCCTGACTCCGTACAGCCCCTAGTCCTTGCTGCTCAGCACAGGACCAGATGTATCTCCATTGGTCATCGGTCAGAGCTGGTTGCCCGTCCTTTGACTTCTGCATCACCTTCAGCTCCTTGATATGGAACGTCAGGATGGGGCGCTCAACGTATTCGTAGTTCGTCAGGGTAGACTTCGGTCCCTGCGGACTAGGTACGTGTCCAGTGATTGTTTCTAAGCCGTCTGGCGCCTCGCGGTTGAGGTGTATTACATCCTCCACTACGATGACACGCTCAGCTACGTAGTTCTTGAAGCCCTTGCGAGTAGGTCCAGCTCGTTCACCACCGAACATGATGTTAGATGATTCCTTGAGTGCTGCTTTGACCTGACGTCCTTCGATGTACAGGCCCTCGCTGTCCTTCTTGAACCCGACTGTGTGCTTGAGCTTAGTGACCTCACCAGAGATGACGTCCCTATAGGTGTTCTCCATCTCCACGAGCTCATCCAAGGTCTCGTCTCCAGTGGTCTCCAGTCCTATCTCCTGCATCGTTGAGAGCAGGGCGAGCCTGTGCTCCTTGTCGTTGCCTTTGGTGTCTAGCTTAGTTCGTAGCCACCCTTCGATAGTCTTGGGGTCCTTGGGTACGCCCCCTACCAGCTTGTTTTCTAACTGGATTCTCACTCTCCAGTAATTAAATATCTTTGTATCAGCGAATACTGATGCCATTAGTTATCCCTTCGTATTAACTCACTCAGCGTTTCTATATCAGTTGACGAGGCAACGCTGCTGAAAGCCTCTATGTCATTCATCTTCTGAGCCATTGCGTACCAGAACTTTGAAAGCTCTAGGTTGTGCATCCCTCGTGCTTCCCGTTGTTGGGCAGCAGCGATAATGTCAGCCTTGGTCATCAATGAAATCTTGCGGTGCTCTGAGCCAGTCCATTCAAACCCACTCATCACACCAATCCTCAGACGTTCATATCGCTCGGCTATCTGCTCTGCGGTTGGTGCCTTGACTCGACCGTCAACAGTCCCGATGGATTGCTTGCGGTTGAGTTCGATGACCACTACATCATAGATAGCACGAGTGAGTAGCTCGTCCCGTAACCCATCAAACCAAGGCTCCTGACCATAGGCGTCAATTAGTTCCTTGGTGAGTTGGGGCGCTCTGATAGATTCTCTGTCAGAACGAATGTCCTTGATCTTCGCCTTAAGAATAGACAAAGATGTCACAGTTTGTGTTTCCATTTTCACCTCCTGTACTGTGCTAGAAATAATTGTAGGGCTATCAGGATAAACCGTCAAGCCCTACGCCCCACCTTATTTGTACGGGTACTTAGCTACGTCCTTGGCGTAAGCCTTACCGCATCCGTATCTTGTACGCGCCTTGGAGAAATCCTCTTCAGGTATTCTCTTCTCGGAATGTTGCCAGTCTATTGGTTCCCGCTTGTCATCACAGGTTAAACAATAGCCAGCGAATATTTCCCAGTAGCGATACTTCTGAGTATGTCTACAAGTAAACGTAATCTTTACCCAATCTGGAAAGTCGATTTGCATTGTCATGGTCGTTGCCTCCTTCCTGCGTCACCCTTCAGTGCTACAGTACCATTGTACCACTTCTGATTTCTTCTGTCAAGTGGGTAGAACCTAGCTAAACCTATCGTAGCTACTTCTGATTTAATTCCCTATCACATCACTGGGTAAAGGGCTTGCAGATTACTTCTGGGGATGGTAAGATTTCTTCTGTAGCCATGGAAGGAGAATAGCATATGGCGGTACAGATAGATCCGAACAGCATCTACACGATGGATGAGGTTATGGAAATGTTCAAGGTTTCTCAGCCAACACTAACTAAATGGGTGAGGGAGTACGGACTTAAGGGGCAGACTGCGGCTGGGGGCATACGCGGATACAGGTTCTTTGTGGGTTCCAACCTACTAGAGTTCTTTGGAAAGCAGCCAGCCAATGAGACAGTTAACGTTTGAGGAAGTACTAGCAGCGCGTAGTGCAGGTATTGAGAAAGTAATTCGAGGCACTGACCCTGAGTGGGCAGACCGAGCTTTGGATGTAGTAAAACAGGTGGCGCAAGGGAAGGATGAGGTAACGGCTGATGACGTATGGGAAATACTCGAACAGTTTGGAGATACACCAAGAGAACCTCGTGCGCTTGGACCAATTTTTACGAAAGCAGCCAAGTCTAATTGGATTATTAAAACAACTCAGTATCGAATGTCAAGACGAGCTGTTAATCACGGCAGGGACATTCGGGTTTGGCGTTCCAATCTCAGAAAACCAACTGAGGATGGAAATAGGGGCCGTCCCGAAGGGTGGGACAGACCCCGTAGCACAGAAGGATGGTGATTTAGAATCACAACCTACTGATGCTAGCTTAACACAGGATCTCTATAGCGAGGCTGAGTTATGGGACAGGGGACGGTCCGAGTTAAGGAGAAAAAATGATTGAGGAGTTTAAGAGGTATCAGCAGCAATTAATTACTGCGATACATGACTACGAGACGAAGCGTGAGGCGCTCCGTACCAGTAGATCTCAGGTCCACCAGCACAAGCTCAAGTTACTTAGAATAGGTGACGAGTTCGAGGTGGATGGGAAAAATCAGGCTGAACGCGAGAAGGATTTTCGCCGACAGGCTGAGTTGTCACAGCGATACCAAGCTGAGGACAAGTTTTTACAGCAGGAGGCTGAACTGGTAGCCATGTATGAGGGCGAAGTTGAGTCACTGAAGTACACAATTAGATTACATGAACTCGAAATGAAGTTCTGTATAGCACAGTTAGAAGGAGTGAAGCATGACTGAGCAACAAGAAGGGGGCCATCTCGTAGAAGAGGCCAAGAAACTAGGTGGTGTAGAACAGGGTGGGAAGATGCAATTCTCCATACCTGACGTACCGTATTCAGCCATTACTTTTAGTATGACTGATGACCCTGACACAGCGATGTTCTGGGCTAGCAAGTGGCGTGAGGCTTACCTTGCTGTATTCGGTACACAGACTACAGAAACTACGGTACCTGTAGCTGATGGTCCGCCGTCAGAAACGCAGGGAGTTGGGTTCAAAGTGAATGGTAGATGGCCTGACGGTAAGCCACGGGTGCAATGTG